AGTGTAGCTCTTATTCTGTAGACTTTCGTGCCATTAGGCAACGTTTTAGTGTCATCTGTTAACTCATAATAATCCATAATAATCTCCTTAGCGTATGTCATCTTCGCGTAATTCTCATCCAACCAGAAATTATAGCCCTGCCAAAAACACAGGCTTCATCAGAAACCCTAGCTTTGCCAGAAACCCTAGCCTCATCAGAAACCCTAGCCCTGCCAAGAACCCTAGCTTCTCCGAAAACACAAGCTTTATCAGAAACCCAAGCTTTATCAGAAACCCTAGCTTTGCCAGAAATTATAGCCCTGCCAAAAACCCTAGCCCTGCCAAGAACCCTAGCTTCTCCGAGAACACAAGCTTTATCAGAAACCCTAGCTTTATCAGAAACCCTCGCTTTGTCAAAAACACAGGCTTCATCAGAAACCCTAGCTTCTCCGGAAACACAGGCTTCATCAGAAACCCTAGCTTCTCCAGAAACCCTAGCCCTGCCAAAAACCTTAGCTTCATCAGAAACCCAAGCGGGGTACAGCAAATTACCTTTATGCTCTACCCATCCCCCTAACTCGCCTTTTTTAATATCGGCAAAATCCAGTGTAGCTCTTATTCTGTAGACTTTCGTGCCATTAGGCAACGTTTTAGTGTCATCTGTTAACTCATAATAATCCATAATAATCTCCTTAGCGTATGTCATCTTCGCGTAATTCTCGTTTACTTGCTATGCATTGTCTGACTATCCATGCTGTAAACTTAAGGAACGTTATGTTTATAAAGCTGGGTTTTTGGCTAGCAACTTCTTCAAAAGCTTTGTGCGCCTCTTTCTCTAACTCGTTCAATTCTTCATGATAATCTATTTATTTTCCCTTTCTGAAATTTTATACTCTTTAAATTCTGGATATTCTTCATAAGTGTAATACAAATCAAGAAGAACAGTTCTAAAGCTAAAGCCGCAATAGTACTCTTGATTTTTAAGACAAAAATTTTCATCTAAATCTTTTCTAGGAACGTTAGCTAGATCAACTCTATCTTCAACAGCATCATATACATCACGACTGAACATTCCTTCATCTGAAAAACTGGAAAAGTCGGATAGCATAACGATATCCTCATCAGTCAGTTCTTTTAATGCTTTGATAAAATTGTCATATGTTTTGGTCATTTTCTTTTCCTTTCTTTAAATAAACATCAACAACATCAACAACAACACTTGATTTATTAGGATCAGCGGAAGCAAAATAAACAGTATTACCTTTTTTCAAGCTATCTTTAATCCACATTGCCATGGAATGAGATTTTCCTTCATTTTTCATTTATTTTCTCCCATTTCTCCAGCGCATTTACAGGATAAATTTGCACGCTTCCTTTTTCATAAACACTTTCTACAGCATAACCTTCTGGCGTTATGGCTGTGCTATATTCTCCACATATAACACCGTGCCATTGACCCTTATTTCCTTTTTTACGAACCTTGTCTCCGCGGCTAAAGATTGGATCGTTTTTCAATATTTCTCTAGCCTTAAGTATCTTACTTAGCTTCATCTCCGCGGATTCTACCTTAGCAAGGTCATGATCCATCGAATATCCATATTGACGAATTCTCCTAAGGATTTTAATAGCATCGGTAATTGCGTTTTCATGTTCCATTACTTTTCTCCACTTCTATTGTTATAATGTCTAATTCTTCTAAATTATTTTGGATTATTTCTTTTAGATAAACATCATCCAGCTCACACTCATTTTTGTGAAACACCCTAATAACTAACTCATTGCTTGCGTCGACAGTGAACCCCTGCATTACCCGCTCGTATTCGGTCATTAGTGACGAATTTAAAGTTAAACCCTCTTCCAAAGCTCGTTCTATATTATTCAAGAAACCGCCAGTAGGGCATGAATACCAAAAAGGAATACTGTCTTCCGCTTTTGCGGTATCTGTTTTTGTTGCAATGGTTTTAAAGAGGCTATAATCAGTATTCAATCTTAGTAAGGTAATTATATTAGCTGATATTGTGCCGACATCTTTTAATGTTCTATCTTCCGTTAGCTCAACACAAGAACCCGTTAAATTATATGTGTTTGCATACGCAACCTCATTCTCATAAACCTTAATTCCGTTATTATAGATAATATTTGATGGCTCAAACGTTACTGAAATATTATTATTTTCAATATCTGGCTGCGCGTCTAAAAACACGCTTGTGTCATCAACAAATTCGGCGAATTCATCACTATGTACCACAAAACAAACATCACCATCAGTTGCGTAAGAAATATCGTTCCAGACCTCGGTATGACCATTTTCATCACGGCAATTACTTTCCAGCTCGCGATATGCCTGCCATAACTCCCAATGAGAACCTAATTCTGTAGTAAAAGGTAGCGTATTTCCGTTCATGGTGACTTGAGCGAAATTCTTGCCGCGCATATTCAAATCTGCTGTACCGAATTTGTATTCACTCCCCTTTATCCAAAGTGATATTTCAATACCTTCTCTTAATAGAATTGCTATTGCGTATTTCAAGCCAGTCCCAAATTTACCTATAGAACTTTGTGAGCTTTTAGCACTAGCGCCGAATACGGATATGCACTCAATAGCAAAATCGCCTTTATTTTTAAATGTTGTAGTTTTCATTATTATTTTCTCGTTTTAAATAAGTTGAAGGGCTTTCGCCCTCATTGCTTTTTATGGACAGCACCATTGGTTCTTACCACAAACCATTGTTAAATTATTGTCTAAAGGCTCTTCTTGACAATAAATATAATCCAAAGAATCACCACAGGTTTCGCAATCAATAGAACAAATTTGGTCGTCGGACTCTAGAATTCCCTCGCAATAATCGCAAATAGGCTGTCGGGGCTTTCAGAACATATTAAGTCCACTCAAAAGTTCGTCCAAAGCCTCAACGTTTGAATCCTTAACGGCATCATCAGCAAGTTCATTAAAATCTCTTAGAGCCTCTTCTTTCTTGTGTAACTCCCCCTGCAAAGAAATAAGCTTGCGCTTAATTTTGACATACTTTTCAAGCAATCTCTTACTCTCTTCTTCTTCTAAAATTTTATTTGCTTCTTGTATTATATTAACCATTTTTTTTATCTCCTTCACGGTTTTGTTATTTATTTAAAAATACATTATTTGAACGGAAATTGTGCCGAGCAATTAGGCGTTTCCCATACTTTTATATTATCCAATGTCGCAGCGCCTCCGGTGCGTTCTTCTACACGCGGCTGTAATCGCTCATACCAGTGACGTGCTAGGTTCTCTGCTGTAGGTACAAAGGGTACAACATACATTTTACCGCAAATGGGCACCAGGACGTTGTTATGCGGCAGCTCAACGTACCCTTGGCTAGCAATGAGTCGCTCCAAGATTGCCAGACCTTTAGACCCTGGTTTAAGATTAGGTATAAATGTACTTAAAAGAGGATCTTTATCCCATAATATCGTACCGTGGTCACAAGGTTCATCAATTTCGTTCATCATTTCATCCTTGAGGAAACCAAAGTCTAAAACCATGCCTTGCTGTTCCCCCGCTTCAAATAACGCGCCTTTACAGGTGGCTTGAATGGTATACCTATGTCCGTGCAGGTTTCTGCACTTCGAACCGTGGTATGTTACCCTGTGCCCAGCGTCGATTCCAATTTCGCGTGTTATCAAATGTTCCATTTAAGTTTTCTCCTAATATAGTTTAAAGGTTTCTCTCCCAGCCAGTTGAACAAGCGGCGAAAGATAAAAGTTCGTATTATGCTTACCACTGTAAAGATAAGCACAATACTTAAGTTGTCAATGAGGGATACCTCAATATCATAAACTGAAAAGACAACCATTTGCACCAGTACTGATAGAGCAATACCGAATAAGTTTGACACCGCTGCTTCCGCGAACGACATGAAAGTGGATTGCGTCATAGCGATTCTCCTAACGGATAAAACTTGCTGGTTAACGGGTTCAGTATAGTCAGGCTTTCGCGCGCTCTAGATGCAGCGACGTAAAAAACCCTGGACTCCGAGGAAGGTTCTGTTACAAGTTGCTTGTAAGCCGCAAGGGACATATCAGTTACGAGTAGGACATGGTCTGATTCCCCTCCTTTTACCCCATGAATTGTAGAAAGGGTTATTCTAGGCGCGTCTATAAGCGACTCGCCGCGCAGCTTTATTTCTCGGTAGTACTCTCTTTCATGCTCAGGCATACGCAAGGCGCTCATCCACGTTTCTGTTGTTCTCAAACCGTTATCATCAGTTAACTGCGTTATGGTAACGGGTTCCTCATCACCCACAGCTGGTTCTTTCCTGTCAATTAGGTTCTTACGCAGATGGGCGTACACCAGCTTGGCTTGTTTGCCTGTAACTGATCTACCTTTACGCAAATTTTCCCAGTACAATATGGCTCTGACTTTGTCATTATCTATTGACGACTCGCCATCGTAAACAAACGGGAAACCTTTGAAGTAGAGATACTCTTTTATCGCGTTCAGCAAGTACTTATTCCGCGCTAACATTAACCACGTGCCTGGTTCAATTTTCACGTGTTCAATCCTGTTTACTCGCTCGACACTTCCTCCTTCCGCGTGAGGCTCCCACTGCTTCTCGAAACGCTTACCTATGTTGCCCACGATGCTTTGGCAAATATTGAAAATGTTACGTTTTAACCTGTAAGACACAGGTAGTACGCGTTTTACACCTTTTAAAGAAAGAAAGTACTCCACGTCTGCTCCCGCCCACTCATAAATAGCCTGGTCATCGTCACCCGCAAAATACTGAATAGGCGTATTAGCTGCGAGTTTTTCGATAATCCTCCATTGTAGCGCAGATAGGTCTTGCGCTTCATCCACAATAAGCGCTTCTAGACAAGGTACGTCGCCTTTCACAAGGTACGTGTCAAGTAAATCTGTAAAGTCCATAACGCCTCGCGACTGTTTAAACAGTTCAAGCGACTTCCTGATCCACTCGGCTTCTGCGAAGTCAACTTTCGCGTCAGCGCAAACCTCCTGCAAAGTACGTTGCGTTATCCTGGCAAACGAGATTAATGCCAAGAACGTATCTCCGCGTAATCTACTTCCTGTAAAGAGAAAGCCTTCTTCAGACAAAGGACCGCGGGTTAGTTCTAGGCCAATGTGATTTCCGAATTCTACATAATTACTCTGCGACATAATCTCCGCCGGAGACAAGGCGAGTTGTTGGAACGCAAAGGAGTGCAATGTACTGAAGTAGGGCAAGTCGTCGGGGTGGATGCCGAACTTTTCAGAACATCTTTCTCTCCCCTCGTGAGCTGCTTTCCGTGTGAAAGTTAAATAACCCACGCGATGAGAAGAGACCCCTTTCTCGAAAAGCCCGTCGATAATGTCAAGCAAAGCTGTGGTTTTACCGCACCCCGGTCCGCCCAGTACAAGTGTTAACATCAGAATACCTCGTCAGGAGGTACTGGTTCAACTTCCTCACTTGATAACAATTCTCCGATAGGCGCGCTCCATAAGCGTACTGATTTATCACGGATGGTAGTACCTTTGTCGTCGTAAGTTACTCCTGCTTTCTCTCGTAGATATTGGTGCAAGTCTCTATCGTCAAATACTACATGGTTCTGCTTTAAGTACCTTTTAAAGTCATTTATCCTGAAATAAACCCGCTGCGTTTCTTCGTCTATAAAAGCATGGCCTTTCAGTAATCTGTCGCGTTGCACGTGACTCCTGCTCTCTACAAATTCGCGCAAAGCGTCTATTATCTGCGTACGGGCATCCGCGTCTGGTGGCGGCACAACATCTTCCGCGTGGTCAAGCCAGTCCTGCATCAATTCATCAAACTTCTGTTGCTGAAGTATAGGCATTATCTTAGACGACGCGTCGACAATGTAAGCACGAAATCTCTTCTGGTTAAGTAGTTCATGCGAGGACTTAATGACGACCCGAATACCGTCAACATTGAACCCATACATAGGCGGGTTAGTTAGTATCTTGGAAAATCCACCTATCTCGAAAGGCATGTCGAGCGATCTTGATCCCACACCAAAAGTCCTTTTAAGGCATTCCGCTCGTTGGCAGAAACTTTTTAAAGGCTCTTGTTGGCATTGGAATCCGTACTCCTTGCGTATTGCTGACTTTATTGTAGTTTTAAGCTCCTGCAAAGGCAATTTCTGGTCAGCCAATTGCTCGTTATAGGCTACGCACTTGGCTTCTACAGTATCTTCTGAGTTATATTTACGCATAAGGTAGACTGCCAGGTTAAAGAAAAACTTATTTCTGCCGCCTTCAGGCGGCGCGTCATTCCATATCCTTTGTAAGCAAGGAGGCCCATCTACAAAGTCCTTCTTCGAGCCTTTCTCTGCTCTTGAAGTTACTTTGGGCGCTTCATTCTTTAAGTAATCGGAGTTTACTTTGACAGAGTATTTCTCTGTAAAGTCCAGGAACTCGTCTATGCTGAGCTCTTTAAATGTCTGCTTCTTGGCATCATCGACAACTACGCAGACACGAGAACTCCCGAAGTATGGCATGTTGATCCAGTTGCCTATGTCCTCCTTAGACGCGCGGGCTGTCTGCTTTGGGAAAATCTCGGATCCCCCAACTCCCAGCTCTCCCGCCCAGTGCTTTAACACATGAACAAGTAGACAAGCAGGCGCTCCCTCCGGGCAAAATAACCAGACATGGGCACCGCCAGACTTTGACCGGGTCACAAAAACAGGTAGCTTTCTAACTCGCCATACAAGATCATTTACGTCCATCGAGTAGTTGTCAATATCTATAGCTGCAAAATAAGCTAGATTCTTATTCGTTAGCGGGATAATGCCTATACCTTTTTTTCCATCAAGATGATCTTTGTAGTCCTGTAACGATGGAGCTTTATCCACCGTGTCGGCACGTCCACTTAGTTTACCCGATAATTCTTCTCGAGTAATTGTATACTGTCCGTGCCGTAATTCGTAACCACGGTAAAGTTGCATAAATCTTTCCGCAGTATTTGGCATTTAAAGTTCCTTAGAAAGGTATTTCACTATCTTCTTCTGCGTCAGCAGGTACGGGGTCTAAGGAGGGGTTTTCTCTCGCTTCAGGTGCTACCTTGTCATACTCCGCTTTATGCTCCCCGGATTTTAGACCATCATTAAACTCTTTTGCAGAATGGTAAAGTTCTTTGCCGCCCTTAAATTCTACAACGTCAGAACTCTTTTTAAATGACCACGATTGCCACTTGTTGTCGCCTTTGGTTTCAAGTTCAGTCGAAAGCTCCCATATGCCAAAGAATCTAGGCGCACCTTTGTTTGAGTTAGGTAGCTTGAGGTTGTTAACCATTTGATTAAACTTCTTCGAGTGCTTAATCTGCGAACTTGCCATCGTCAGCACAGCAGGTTCTCCTATTCCTGTATCTTTATCGATAACGAAGATAAAGTGCGTATGCGTATAAGCGAGCTGATTACCCGGTTGCCCGATAGGCGAATTTGCTTGGACAATGTCCTCGTTATCATCATTTCGTATCGTTATAGCTTGCAAACCTCCTGCCGCCGAGTGTTCTGCCACAAAACCACCTTTACCTGTTGAACGAGGAACCCACTCAATGTAACTAGATTTGTAAGCTACTGGTAATATCAAAAGGGGATCTTTCTTGGCGTCGTAAACTTCCTTGGTAACTGTGTTGAAGAGCATGCCGGGTCTTGCATCTTCAATGTAACCTGGGTCCCCCTCTGTGCAAGCAGGAGACAATGCTTGGAGTATCACAAGGAACGGTATCGCCATATCATCTTGCGACAGCGACTCCTTGTACGTCTCTGAATCTGCTGTTAGTTCGTCTAAGAAGCTGTCAATGACAACGTCCTTACTTTCTTCCTTTACTTGTACTTCTTTTTTACTCATTACTCTTCTCCTGGTTGTTTAAAAGTTTACTGTTTAATTTTAGAGTGTCTAAGCAGGAAGGCTCCAAAAAATGATAGATCCACTTCCTCTCCTTTATTTAATTTCTCCCGCAAATACTTCTTAAGTGAGGCGGTATGCACTTTTTCAGTACGCTTTGCGAGCAACCCTAATTCTTCTGCATGACCTAGCACGTCGCCTGCTAAGTTATCTTGCCCTTTGTCGAAGTCTATTTCAACTATGTTAAGTATAAGCTCGTCAAACCTATCCTCGCGTAGTTTCGCAATAATCTCGGCTCTACGTTTGGCAGGTACCGAGCATGTGAGTTCCTCTTTTATAGAAACTGTCTGCCCTGATTCCAGTTTAAACTCTGCTAGTTTGGCTTCAGCCATTGCCTCAGGGAGCTGCTCGTTACTAACTTTTATAAGTTTTACTTTGATATCTTTTACCTTTTTCTCGGCTCTGTCAAGTTCGCCTTCCAATTTAATCTGAACAGTCGCAAGTTCCGCTACTTTGTTTAAAGCAGAGTCACTAGGTACTTCTGTGTCCAGTTCAATCTCGTCTAAAAAATTATCCATAATAAACCCTTTCTCAATTTGAAATTAATAATATAACTAAGTTGAATTAAGACAACCAGTCGGTAAGGTTGTCACCTGTAATCTGAGCCGCTATGTCCACCTTGCTTTTTAGAGCTTCGATAATCTTACCATCCACAGTTCCCTCAGCTTCAAGGTCAGTGTAAGTCACAGTTCCGAGCTGACCAATTCTATGCGCTCTATCTTCAGATTGCAATCTGTGTATTAAATTGTAGGAATTATTCCAGTAGATAACGTCTCTTGCTGCTGTGAAAGTCCTTCCTGTCCCACCAGCTTGTGGTTGCGCTACCATGAACCTAACAGGACTTTTAGCATCCTGGAAGTCGTCCTCTGCCTTGTCCCGGTCGTTGTCAGATGTCATGCCTGAGAATGTGACGACGCTGTTCCTGCCGTGTAAAGCTACAATAGCGCTCTCAATCTCTAAAATACTGTAACGATATGTCGCCCAAATTATTGCCTTACTTTGCACTTCTTCGAGCACTTTAAGAAGCGCCTTTAGCCTAGGATTAGTTTTTGAGAAAGCCTCACCTTTTATCTCAGTGCAAAAAGGATCAAGGTCATCAGGCACAACAAAACCGCAAGTCAATTGCTGCAATTTTAACAATTTTGTTAATGCTATCTTAGCGGTTGAGGTCCTGCCATCTTTTAATTCTAGAAGCATTTCACTCCGCATTGCGTTGTAGGCTTTCTTGTAATCAGGTGGAAGAAGAAAAGTGTGTCTACGGTACACTTTTGGCGGCAAATCAAGGCATTCTACTTTCGTTTTACGAGAAGAATGAGGGGCTATAAGCTGAGTAAGACGTTCTAAATCCCTGTAACCCACTATCTCCTTAATGGGCTCCATTACAGGCAACCCGTTTGCATACTTGAGTTTACCGCGTTCGTCGCGCGCATGATAGGAAGGCAGGTGATCTATCGATTGCATTATTGCATAGCGCCTTTTGAATGTAGTGTAGTTCCTCTCTTGGAGTATTGAAGGGGACAAGAACTCAAACTGTTTAAACACGTCCAAAGGACTGTTCGCAACGGGCGTACCTGTCATAATCATCTTTGATGCTGCTAGCTTTCCAATCCTTATTATTGCTCTTGTTCGCCTTGCTGAAGGACTTTTCATGCAATGGGATTCGTCGACGACCATCATTGCTCTCCGTTGAGTCAGGAACCTTTTGCAGAACTGCTCCCCTTTCTTAGTGTGGACAGAATCAAAATTTATAGTGGCTATGGCAAACTTCTCGGATTCTATAATACCTCGCATGCCGTGTTCTACGCGGTTTGGGTCCCAGAAAGCCGCCGCGCTCGAAAAAGGGAAATGAGCCGGAACCTCTTTCCTAATCCAATTTCGATGGACACCATTGAGTGTCACAACGAGCAACCCATTTATCCTGTGCTGGGAATATTTCCACGCTGCTATGTCAAGTGCCGTCTTGGTTTTACCTAAGCCCATTTCCCAAAATAAGCCGTAGTACTTACGGTTCTTTGCTGCTTCGAAACCGTCCAGCTGGTGCTTATAAGGTTTTGTTTTGAATGCAAAAACCGCGCTTTTATTCTGCTGTTTAAACAAACCCGCCCAGGCTGTCCTGCAAGTATCCTCGAATTCTGCTCCGGCGTCTCGCAAGTGCAATATCGAGCTAATAGACGGCTTAAACTTGACTCTATCACCAATAATCTCAGTTTGTGTTTCGAGTACTTTGACTAGTTTCTGCCTCTGCCTCAAGGTCAAACCATCAATAACTCCCCAACCATTTTCTACACTGATCCGCAAATCCGTTTCCCTTCTAAAGAATTTACAGTTTATGAGAAAATCTGCGATAAACAACTCAGAGATTAGGAACTGTCTTTAATGCGTTGGACGCGTACATGTACTCAACTCTACTAACCGCTTATGATAGAGCATAAATCACACTGTGAACGCGGTTTGCAGCGTACGTACGTGCGTTGCGCGTTGCGATCGCGTACGTGTGAACTGGTCGAATCCCCTTACGTGTACGCGTGCAACGCATTAAGAACAGGCCTTCATCTCTCACCTAAAAAAGTACTTTTGCATTCGTCGATCGTATGCTAGTTTCTTTTAACTTAAAAATGCCGCCTGTCTTCATGAATAAAAAACCTAGGGCGTAAGACATCGGACTAGTTTACAAGTTACAATAAGGTGAGATATGCAGAAAATAACGGCAGTAGAATTCCTCGAAATACAGTTACAACTCGGTTGGTCAAATGAGCAGACGGCAGCGTTCTTTGTTAAAACAAGTCAAACTATTAGCAATTGGAGAACAGGATCACAGTCAGTGCCTATGTACGTTAACAGGTTACTGAACGGCCTTGTCGAGAAGCACGGCAGTTTGAAAAAAGCCGGGGCTGCTCTGAGGGAAGAATTACAAGTTACTTATGATACTAGGGGTAGCACAAAAGGCTAGCGTTCTAAGCGGAAGACTGCTTCGGCTATCCAACGCGCTGTCTCTGCTGTGTTGTGAGAAAGGTTCGCGTAGTTCTGTCCATCCAATCCTAACAGCTTTTTATCGCCTACTTCACAACCCTGAAAGATTACTTCCCTAAGGTTTATCGGTGCAGGTGGAGGGAGGACCACCTCGGGTTTCTCTCGATACTGTGAGGCATTCGAGCAGCTTACTAGAGCGAGCAACGCCATCATTGACACGCATAAGAATAAGTCCTTGCTTAGCATTAAGTAGTTTCTGGAAGTTATGTTCCGCGAATATCTCATCATTTCTCCTGACTATTCCTGTGGCTTTTGCGGCCTGGTTTACTACCTCGAAAGTTATGTTTCTCTGCTCTTGTAAAACTGCTCTTGTGGCGGACACTTCTTTTTCTAGCTCTTGTTTGTCAATCTTAAGTTGTGTTCTTTCTTCAATAAGGCCGGTATAGTGCCAGTAGAAAGCACTTATAGCTCCAAGACCCAGAGTTACAGCAATTCCGTAGATTACAAATCTATTCATTCTTTAATTTCGTACTATCAACTAAGCTAGACGCTCCAAAATATGCGAGAACAATTGCAACCCAGCTTCCAAGAATAGTGGTAATCAGAAACCCCATCTTCTCAATTCTAAGTGCGATAGCATCGTCCAAGAGCCCGGCGATAACCAAAAGCCCTCCGATTAGCAAGATAAACCAAAACGAGTACAGCGCTACTCGTCTGCGCGTCGTAAAGTGAGTTTCTTGCTGTTTAGGCGTTAATTTATTCATGGCAATCCCCTAATATGACCAAATCCAAGGACGTATCGAGTGCCCGTCCTCAGGCATAAGGTCGTCTAAGTGTATAAAACGCGCTCTATGACTACCTTTTTGTGCGACACCGCAACCGGTGAAGCCTAAAGCACCTGCCAGTGCAATGAGTGCAAAAGCCTTTTTACCGAAAACCTGTACGTCCACTGCTCTGCCCGTAGTGTGAGGACCTTTTGTTCCCGTAGACGATACACGAGAATTGTACGCTGGATCCCTATAACCCGACGATATTAACATGGGACGACCGTATTTGTCTCGTAAAAGCTGCAATTTATCCATAAAACTAGGCACAACCAATACTTCACCGTTACCGTTAGACGCAAATTCTTCAGGTTTGAAGTTCTTATAAGGCCAAGGCATAGGCACGTCTTTTGGCGATTTAAAAAGAGTGGGTTTGTTATCGAGATAAGTCATGTCGTCACTTCCTGTCCTGCTTGCATTGAGTTAATCTCCGTTTCTGTCCAGGCGGCGGCGGTGTCTGGATTTGTGGGGAAACTATCTTGAGTAATAGTGTAAGACGCCCCAAAATTAACGGTTCGAGACGTGCCATTGCCTTCAGTGGTTCCCTGCTTTACCTTACCGCGCATGATCCTAGGCGTCGTCCCATCTGCTCTTGAAACTATGTTAGTGACTACCGCGTGTACTGTTGCTGGAGAGAAAGATAAATTACTCAAGGTGTAAAGGTCCTCAGCAGCCGCACCCATTGAGACGTATGTCGTATCGCCGTCGTGCATGCCCGGATCATCCACTGCTTCGTGGCGAGTAGCTGCTCCTGTAACTGTGCTGCCGCTACTATCACCTGCACCGTCAGGTCGCAAAGTCTCGATCCTCAGATCGCCCAAGAAGCCCGTAGGCGCTGCTCCTGCTGAATTATGGATAACTATATCGTCGTAAGTTACTGCTCCTATGGCGTTTATACTACCTAGTTTCACCACGTTTATGCTTAGAGGTCCCACGTCGTCAGTGTCGCCAGAAAAATCTATGTCTAGCGTCTCGTTGACGCGTATCTGGAAGATTCCTGAACTTGCATTAATAACAACCCTGCACTCGATCCTGTACCAGACACCTGTCGACAACGCAAAACTACCTGTTGCTATTAAACTTGAACCTCTATATAGCTGTAGTACTCCAGCGTTAGCAGTTATCCACAAACCATCTAAGGTACTAGCAGTCGCTGCACCGATGTCTCCGTTTTGGCTGAATCCGAGAAACCCTTGACTTGTAGAAAACGTTAGATCCGAGAAACTAGCTGCGATAGACACGAAAAGCTCGTCCGTCGTCACAGCGCTACCCGTCGGAGGTATAATCTTATCTAACCATTGACCGTCGTCTGCACAAACAATTGCTCCTCCGCCAAACCTACCGGCAGTTGAGTTGAACGTGTTGTCGATAACGTCAGAATTGTTGTCGAATTTTGCGGTTAGGTCCGCTGTGGCGGTGTAACTATCCATGCCATCTGCAAATATTATCGCCATTTTAACTTCTCCCTTAGGTTGTCACTACCACGACTTGACGACGACCTAGTTTCGGTGCACCGCTTGCCGCATCTGTACTCATAATAATTTCAGCATAACTCTGAGTTATGCGTACGTCCTCACTGTAAGTAGCGAGGACAAGCGCCTCCGTTTGACTAGCCCTTACTGCTCCATCTACAGTTACGTCGTAATAAATTTTCATTCTAGCAGCGTCTATTCTCAAGGAACTACTGCTTGTAGATACTTTACCCGGTTTTAGAACGAAACCAAAGTCCTCACTATTAACAACTGCGGGGGTTAAGGTGGCTGCAAGTTCTCCCCACAAATCGGGGTCGCCACCGTACGTTGTAACGTCCCCCGTACCTAAACCTAAATTCTGCCCCACTCCTTTATTTGTAGCACTGAGGCTTGCAGCACTAGCTCCCCAGGCAAGTTTTAGTTCTTCCAGGGTGTACTGACTTGAGGAAGCTGTCCACTGTATCGCTACTTCTACGCCGGTTATTGTAGCGGCTGCAGGAATTGCAAAACCAAAACTGCTTGCGCGTATATAGGGGAAAACATAAGACCCGCCTGAGGAAGCGAGGTTTGCGGTGCTGAGACTCGCCAGGGTTATGTTGTTTGGGGTCGCCCAGTTATGTGTAATACCTGCAGTGGAAGGTACGTTGTCTTCGCCGAGTCCTGCATTCGCGTAAATAGTGTTTTCGTCGCCTTCAGGAGATTGTCCCCACTGGTTTAATAATGGATACTCGTATTGACCCATCAGCCTCTAGCTCCCACAAGTGTAAACACAAGATCCGCCAATGTACCGTCTACAGTGGCAGGAGCTGCAATCTCTATGACATCACCCGCTACGAAAGAAGTTGCGCTAGCCATAGTAAAAGTAGCTGTTGTGGATGCTGTATAAACCATGGTGCCAACGGTTGCGCCGTTCTTCTTTACATCGAAAGTAGCTGTACCTGTTGAAGCTGTACCCGCTGTACCTCGCGACTCTGCTAACGCGATAGGTAAGGTGACCGCACGAGGGAAGATAAATTGGAAAATGATCTCCGCAGAAGTAGGAGATCCTCCGAAAGCAGAACCTACGTCGTAAGCTCCTCCTCCGCTTCCAGCAGGTTGCTCCACGTTTGCACCGTCGCACGACAAGAGGGAAGTTCCACCAGACGCTATTGTAGGCACAGTGCTTATTTGGCTTGCTATTGTAACTGAGACCTCGAAAGCGGAATCGTTTCTAACAATAAATAAACCTCTTTTTATTGCGGGTATTGTTACCGTTATAGCCCCGCTCGCTGGATCGGCAACATCTTCGTCTATTATGAAGTAAAGCGACGACCTAAGCTGAGAATTTGTGAGTGTAACAGCGCTCGTTGAGGTGACACTTATGGTCACCTGTTCTGTTAAAGCAGCGTCTAATTCCCCTGCCTGATCGTTTATGGTAACCTCTTTCTGGTCCTGGTTACCTGCAACTTGGCTTAAATCTAAATTATTGGACATCTACTGTCACCTCTCTTGTAAATCCTCGCCCCACTTGGGCACTAACCTGATAGACGCGTAATGACATTTGGGTAGGCATAGAGCCAAAGTCAGTTAGAATGTCAGTATTAAGGTATTTGTAACTTACCGCAGTAAGACTCGTTATCGTTCGCAGTATTGTTCCGTCAGGCCCGTCTAATATGTCTATCTCGTACCGTTCACTGTCCTCTGCTAGCGGTACGCGGTCTAGCAAGTCGAGCAAAGCACCTCCTACGCGGGTCCTACGCGTCCATGATATATCAATATCAGTAACATTGACAACCGCTTCAACTTGAACAGGTGCATATGGCATTAAAGGCCTGTGCTTACTGGTGTTAGTTAGTCTTTCAGCTTGCTCCAGTAGTTGACCAGCTCCTGCTCCCCTATAATACCTAATAACGTTAAGCTCGCTCAAACCCAAAGGGACAATATCTGCATCCGCCGGTATGAGTAAAAGGAATGTCTCTCCTACAGTGTGGTTATTGGTCATGGCATCCGTCCCACGGCGCCCACGCAGTAAGGTACTTAGCGTAAAGGACCCGTCCGCGTTAGGTGTGACATCTTGGTATTGAATAACCTCTATCTCACCGTTTGTTTTAAACAACGCGGCGGCGTTAGAGCCATTCAGTAGTTGCAATGAGGTTACACTTTCCAGGTCTGAGCTGCCTGTATTCATGAAAACGGTCAAGGTATTTACAGTATCAGTAGCAAAAGGATTGTTGAAAGGTGGGTCTGCTATAGCGTTCGAGGTGGCGCCCCAAGACATCCCAGACAGAAGTGAGCTAACGTTATCATAAACTACCTCGTCACTGCTTTTATAAAGAGAGCCTCGTGTAAACCCAGCATCCGAGTAACCTCCCATGAAGAAATATAACGGACTGTATGTTCTGCCGGTAGGTTCGTCTGCGTCTCGAAGTAATGGTACGTCCAGTAATAAGGTCTTTATGACTTCTTCTGATTTTACTGTTTGCTCAGGCACTCCTGATCCTGAGTCCGCTATTATCGACGACGTGAATTGCGCGACCTCCTCGCTCAACGCGTTAACGTCGATTGCGAAACCTACTCCCACATCGAATTGAGCAATTCGAGTTCTAAATTCTACCCCGTTATCCAGCGTAAAAGTAACCACGTCTGCTGGGTCAAGAACAAGATGAGACCAAGGTAATCGTAGCTCGTAACTGTTCCGCTCTATCCACGCGCTGTAAAGTGCTTTTTCTGCTTGCTGCTTTGCTGTGTCGGAAGAGATAGCTACGGCAGCAGAGATACCCATCTGATTCCTGCTGTACATTGAGGGCTCTGGTTGGAGTACTCTTTTCGCGTTGTGAGCATTTTGTGTATAGTCCTTGTCTTTGTCCATATATGTAACTGTAAAACGCTCTGGCAGCTCGACTTCTTGGGTTCTATTCTCTTTTATAAACTCACCTTTTTCCTGCTCAATGAATGCCATATCCTGTTGCGGGATAGTGCGAACAGATTCTCCTCCGCGGAGGGTAAATTTAAGCAGGAAATCCGACTCTACGCCATCAAAAAAGTAAAGTTGGGAAAGAGTCTCGATCGCCGCACGAGCCGTTGTCTGCCTACCCACAACAAAACCCGGCACGTCTATGGAAGCCAGGTCTGTGACGTCAAGATCCACGTTGTTTAAGTCCGCTCTGTTGCTCAGTACCTGCACTATATTTGCAAGTGTCGACCCGTCACCTGAACCACGCCTAAAAAACCACCTTCCAAGAACAGGTGTTTCTGTTGCTGCTGTTACGTTTACCCAGCTCTCTGTTCTACTGTCGTATAATCCAGCAGTGTTACCGTGACTTAAAAGCGACCAATCAGGGGGCTCTCCATTACGCAGTAAGGCGCCTGTTTGAGTGTTTATAAGCACACCGTTAGCCTGCCCGTAAAAGAAGCCTAATGTGTTATCTTGGATGCGCCCAAAGTCCCAGCGTAACCCAATATTCGGGCCTCCTGCAAGATTAGATGTTTGCCAAACAAATGTACTTGTAGCTGGATCAAACTTCCTGTACACCCACGCGGAATCTGAACTTTTACGGGCTCCAAACATTAGAGTGTTGTCCGTCTCGTCGTAAACTAGTCCCGATAAGTCGAGTAAGGCTGTTTCTCCTGAAACAATATCCCCCGGTGAAAAAGATGCAATAAGTGACACCGAGATCCCGCCAGCTGTAACACTGCCTGCATCGTAAGCAGCGCCTGCATCAATACTAATTTTATAGATATTTATGGGTCCTGATATTGGGAGGCTATCGGAGCTTATGAAATAAGCTTCCCCGAAACCTTGTCCGAATAAACCCGAACACATACCTCGAATGGTACCCGAAAGCAACGGTCCTAAATTCTCTGAGTCCCATATGTAGCTCAAATCGGGGTAAGCTAGAAGCCCAACTTGACCACCAACTTGACCACAAAGCAAGAAGTCGAGCTGCCCTTTTTGGCTAAATACGCTCACCGCTGCATACTGAGTGATGAAACCAAACTTGTCTGGGAACATACTCGAAGAGTTGCTCGCAAAACCAAAACGGTTTGTCTCAGTTAAAGTATTGGGGTCAATGCGTACAATAGGCTCTGAGTTACCTCCGCCACTCTCGTTCGCAGTCGTGACTAATCCTCCATCAGGCATAACAACTAACGGCCCGCTTCGCCAGACAGTGGTTTCAGGCGATACTTGTAAGAAAGTAGAGGCACCGGGCACTTGGCGATCTTCTAGCATAGTGGTAAGATTAATCCTACGTAAGTAGTTATCGGATGCGCTGACTACGTAAGCCAGTTGCCTGTCCCAATCTACAGCTAGCGAATCTGAGGCATAAGATGTTGTTCCTCCTGCAAAATTGGTTGCCTCTAAACTAAGATTTGCAGCTGTTGCACTATACGCGATTTCCGCTGTTATACTAGGTACGCGATTACCAAAATCAGCCAGTGCAATATCGTCGAATACGACGTAAACCGTACCTCGAAAAGCGGGGGTGTTAGATTCGCCTTTATCCGCAGAGATAGCAGAATCAGGTAACTGGGTTTCAGTCCCAGGGTAAAACCTAAAGTTAAGACCTGCTTTACGCGTGTTCGTGCCTGTGCCTCGCTTGTCAAAAATAAGTTTGCCGTCTGCCCAAATTCTAAGCACGTCATCCGCCTCGCCCTCACCGAACGCAACGGCAAAAGTTGCGAAGTAAGTGTACGAGATTTGCTCCTGGCTAGGACCTCCCATGCCTTTACCGCCGCCTACTTTGCGTGTATTTTTCTGTTCACGTATACCCGTAGTCCATATCATATTGCCTGATTGCCTGATAGTGCCAAAGCCTATTGTTCTAGGACTACCGTACGCGGAACTCGTAACGGATAAATCCCCCAAGCGAGGCCCTTCTGTGACTACTGGGTCGGGAGGAAATAACAATCCACCAACAATTCCACCTATTATCCATCCCGCGCTTGAACCTATACCTATGGCGCTACCTAGTCCCGCTCCTGCGACTGCAACAAGGATTGCCATTAGTTTTCAGCTCCTTTATACGCAAAACAGTAAGACATTTTGTCTAGCCAATCTTGCAGCAAAGGTTCTTCTACTACTTTCTTGCGGGTTGCGTAGGCGTGAACTATGTGTTCTACACCGTGCTTAGTAGTTAAGATTGCTGAGTGACAAGAAAACAATTTGTCACGGAAGAGGAGTACATCGCCTGGTTCACGGTCTGCGATTCGTTTCTTAATCAGGTTGTCTGCAAAATGGCTTACAAAAGCATCGTTATGCGCGTTTCTCTGGTAACTGGTCGTATCGTAATTAAGTATTCTGAGATCAGAACCCACTAGAACAACTAGACCCGCGCAATCAATGCCCACAGCTTTACTGCGCCCCTGGTGCCGCCATTTGACCCCAAGGTAGGTTCGAGCCTTTTCCTGTATAAGCTGCCTAACGGGCGTCTGGATAGTTTGTGAGCTCATCTTGTCCCGGAACGAACGGTTCCCCTCTAAAGTTTAAAATGTTATCAAAACGACTGACGCAAGTTGCTACGCGTTTATCGCAACCTGGATACAACCTTACTTTCGTGCCATTATACATGGTAAAAGGCAAAGGTAAAAATAGTTTTATTTCCCCTGTGGCAGCATCCCAGCTCCTTATCTCGCTAACGGTGGCCTCATTGAGTCCCGACTCAAAGATCAAGGCCCCGTTATTGAACCAGTCGTCTACAGCTCTCGCGTCGTCTACAGCTATGTTAAATGTCTTTTGATCTGTTATATTCGTTATTACAGCACTGCGCATAAAAGAATCCCTGGCTACTAAAGTAGCGCCGTCGCTGCCATTTGCCATACTCGTATCTGCGGTGGAAAGAGTAGTCGCTGCACTGACTACGGCGAAACCGTTAGTCGTTGCTCCCATTATAGTCGCGGTTATAGTTACAATAGTACCCGCTGCGGCGGCAGTGTAGTTGGGCGCTGAGGTGTTAGCAGTTATATTGGAGGCAACGTTAGTAGCTGTGGTTTCTAAGTCAGTGTCGAAAGGAACGGCGGCGCTCATAACTTCTACTGAATCCACCGTTATGCTATCTACAGAGCCCGCAGCTCCTCCTGTTAGCTCAACAGTTCCCGAGGAAGGGGCACTTGCCTCGGCAGTTGCGGCACCTATAGCGGTATTGTAAGTGGGTTGTGAGGCATTAGTAGTTCCTGCACTCGTTACTTCATACACGCGGTCCTCGTAGACATCCTGGAATGTATTTTCGGAACCCGCATCTGTCAATGTGAGGGCGACAGCATCCAGGCAAGTGTTTAGCTGCGGACCAGTAACGCGTGTGCCAATAAACCTTATACGAATAAACCGCGTATTTGCGGGAACTGGAATTGTGGACGCCGATCTCGCGACCCAAGTATCAACGGGTGTTATTTCTTCCGCCGTGGAATCGTACATAGTAGATAACGGGTTGAGGTCAGTATCAAGGAACTGGACAACAACGCGGCCTGTATCGTCTACGGCATTGTTGGCTCTCCTGCACGAAAAATCGCTTGTTACGTTACCTAAGTCTACTTGCGCTAGGTCGATCCCGAAACTGTTAGCTAACGGTATATCCTGTTGAATTTCGCAAGAAAGCCCCGATCCTCCTCGAAAATAGTTAGCTCCTTCGTAAGCACTAAGGCTGTCGTCCAAATCTGCAATGTTTACTGGGCCCATTACTATCTTCCAGCCAATAAGCGCGTCTTTGTTGCTGCCGACTGTGTCCAGTTCAAAACCGCCGTTGACTACTAGGTTAGTGTAGGTCACGTTCGACGTCAAACCTGTAGGCACGCGGTAAGACTCGCCGAGCAAAACGGGTTGCAGGCGCCCGAGTACGTTTGGGAGAATAACGACGCTGCATTGCGTACCGCCTAAATCTGCGCGACACTCCGCCTGGTAAACTTCTACAATCGCCTGACTGAGCTGCTGAGCAAGTCCCCTAAGCTCGGCACGGAAAATACCATTCTGCGTGAGTATAACTTCACCCAGTTTACCGCGACGCTGTTTAAGCTCACCCTGAGACAGGTCTGACCAGTTGACTAGACTTATCTTTATCTCAGCGTAGTCGAAAAGACCCGCCCTCAGATCAACTTCTGAAATATCCTCACTGTCAAAAACGCCTTCCACATCGAGGTTATCCACACTCAGTCCCACATTATTGCTGATTGAGGTTCGGTTGTAGCCGCTGCGCGCCTTGTAGACATTCCCTTCAAATAATAAATCCTGGTCATGATCTGTGAAATAAAAAGACTCTCCGTCGATACGTGCTATGCGCCAAATAGTCGCTAATGAAGTTAAGGTCCCCTCTAGATGAGTAGCTAGTCCAGCGCTTATAGATTTCATGTTGTGTCCCTAACCTCTACAAGCGGAATAGCATCCCAGCTTTCAACCTCATAAAAATCATGAGAAGAGTTTAAGTGGTCAGTGTCAAAACGCACAGGTACATCAAACTGGCACGTGATCTCGACATCTTGACCTGTGGTGGCTGCGAGTGCTGAACCCAACGTCACGATACCTGTAGCTAAGTCTACAGCATATTCACCAGCCCCACTACCTTCAGCGATAACAGTGCTATTAACCCACAAAGTCACGCTCGCTAAAACTATCTTGGTTAAGTTCCTGTCAAAGTCAGTTACGCCTGAGGAGTAACGTTTATAAATTTGATACGCAAGCGTAGCGCCATCTGTCACGCCTATGCTCTGCCGCGCAAGTTCGAAATCACCCCAATCTTTAAAACGAAAACCGTACGCCCTGCCTTGGCGGGCGTAGAAGAAAGAACGTATTGCATCCATATCAGGTTTTGTTTTTATACCGTGGGAGACATCGTAGGCGGCGCGCACTAGTGACCAGTCCACGTTCCTCTTCTCGTAACCAGATGACAATTCTAGGATGGTTGTCTTGAATTGTGGGCCGCCTGAAGATCCGTAAGAGATAGCTGCGGGGAATTGCACGTCATGAAAAGCCATGTTAATTATTCCTTTTTGATGCTCTAGCCATTGTTGCTTGCGTCTTAGCCAATATTTGACCTTGAGATCTACGGAAAGAATCGGCGTCGGGTGTAGAAATGTTAAATACTATATTGTTGGTTCCACCTTGCCCTTGACCATTCATCTCTACAGGTACCTTACGCCCACCTGATAACGGAATAACTGCTTCATTAGGATGAAGTATAGCGGGGAAGCCTCCTCCACTTGTCATCCCACCGGACGCAAAACGCGGCACGTTGCTGAGATTGCTGGGCATCAACCCTACGGACGTGGGCTGTGTGGACAAACCACCTTCTTTAAATAAACCTCCAAATAAACCGCCGAGCATACCGCCTCCTCCGCCTCCTCCTCCAAATAAACCGCCGAGCATACCGCCTCCTCCGCCTCCTCCGCCTCCCGTAAACGATTGCGAAAGGGGCTTTATTATTGCTTGCTGGACGGCTATACGCGTTAAATCCTTCAGGATAGAATCCGCAAACTTCTTAAAGTCGAGTTGACCTGTCGAAACAAATTCTGTTAATGCGTCTTCCATGCCTCCGAAAACAGACGTAAACGCGCTAGCTGCGGCGTCTGCTGAGGTTCCCATACTTTCTCCTAGCTTAAATGCAGCGCGTTCTACTCCTGAGGCCCAGTCATCAGCAGCTTCTAGATCCTTCAAGTAAGCTTCTTTGAGTTTATCCTGGAAGACAGCCTCAATCTTGCCGCCATATTCCTCCCAGGAAAGACCTAAACTTGCCACTTGTTGCTTTTGCGAGTCGTACCACTCATTAACAACCTGTTTTGCTTGACCCGTCTCAGAGCGTAAGGACTCAAAATCCCCCTCCAGTCCTTTTACAAAGCTTTTTCTCTCTTGCTGTAATTTCTTAAGCCCGCCGCTTTCACCAGGGTCGGTCAAACGCGTATCAGCGCCACTACCTGTCGAGAACACGTTGGAAAGCTGTGTGGGGTCGGGTAAACCAAGTTTCTCTTGCGTTTGAATTTTTGTAAGGTTAGTACTGAAACTTTTCCCGAATTTCTCAACTTGGACAGTGGAGAACGCGCTGTCATACGCAACTTTTAACTTCCCCGCCGTGTCTATTTCCTCGTTAGAAAGTGCAATTCGGGTTAGTTGTATCCCTAGTGATTTTCTTATCCCCGCTTGAATTTTCTGAGCTAGGTCAACGTCGTAAAGTGCTATAATAGAGGCGGATTTAGCCACCAACTCAGTAGTGCTATTAAGTATTTTCTCAAAGACAGTTATTATCCCGTTAGCGGCTTCAGTGAAGAGAAGCTTGAGGGCTGAAGGCATATCCCCGAACGCAATAACGATTGCATCTGCTGTAAACTTAACGGTGGAAAGAACGAAATTGAACACTGTGACTACAACATCGCTAAAGCTAGGCAAGTCCTCGGAGGAAGAAGACACAAAGCTCTGGATTCCCCTAGCCATCATTTCAAAACCTGCAACAGCAAGGTTTATTACAGGTTGAAGTACTTCAAAGAAAGTCTGGAAAGCTGCCCTCGCAATCTGGAAACCCGAGGCAGATCTCTCTCCTACTTTGAAAATTTCTCCTCCAAAATGAGCGGCGGCAGCGCCCGCCGCCACAAAAGCTGTTATCAGTACGCCGATTGGGTTTGTTAGGAACACAACAGTCATACGTGCGAAAGCTGAAACTAATTGCGTCCCTATAATAACAGCGAGACCTAGAGCAGCGCCCGCAACCACGTCTATGTTATCAGCAAGTACTTTAAGCATACCGCCTAACATTATGCTAGTTTTAGACATATTATTGAAGTCCCTTATCAAGCTTAATACTGAGTTACTCATAACTTGGAATCCCTGTCCAATAGTTATGTTAACTTTAGAGAACTCGAAAGCAAGCTGCCCTTGAGCTTCTTTGAATGCATCGACCACGAGCTGCGGAACCAACTGACCCGTTGACGCGAATTTCTTAAGTTCTTGGACAGATGACAATCCTAGGCTATCTGAAATAACTTCTGCCACCCTAGGCGCTTGTTCAATAATAGAACGCAATTCGTCTCCTTTGAACCCTGAGCCAATGGCTTGCGCGAACTGAGTTGTAACGGCGCGCGCTTCTTGAGCGTTTGTGCCTGAAATAACTAAGGCTTTATTGAAACCTTCTATGAGATCGGTTTGTTCTTTGAAAGTTAAACCTAGGCTTTTAGTGGCTAAACCAACCCGTTGGAATAAACCTGCATTGTTCTCCAGCGAAGTACGCGTGAGATTTGACACGCGAATAAGCTCGTCATAAACTGCGTTTAACTCTGCTGTAGTATTAGTCACCACTCGAAGTTTGTTATCCACTGTAGTAGCTGCATCGAGCAATTTAGTGAACTGCGTAACGACTATGCCTACCCCTAAACCCGCAAAAACCGATTGCATGCCCCCAAGTTGACGAGTTAACCGCTGTAATTGAGTTTCAGTTTTCTTTGCTTTACGACCAAGATTACCTAAAGCACGTTCTACCCTCGCGGCTCCCGCCTCGGCGGGCCTTGAGTCCACTCCTACCCTAAGCTTTACTTCTGTCATTTCTCGCTACCTCTAAGTACGCCTTGTCGCATATGCGAATGTAGTTTAAGACATAATGCCTCTCTTCAAGAGTATCATATCCACAGAGATTACAAAAGGCCTCAATTTCAGTCATAGGAATACCGTTAGGATTCCCGTTAAAATCAAAAGTTCTAGCGCACTGCAAGAGTATAAAAGCGTTATAGTAAGGGTAGGACTCTTCAAGTATTACAGGCCTTGTTAACAGAGCTTGGGACTTCAAACCTGTCTTCTTTGCTTGCTCCTCTAGAAACTGCGTTCTGTCGCCGTAAGTAACTAGCCACCTAACACAGTCAGCTAGTTTTTTGCTACTTCCTCGTCTACTTCCGCTACAAAATTAGATATCAATCGTGACTCTTCGATTACGCGTTCCCTTACCCAGTCAAACTCAGCAAGAACACGTTCTGCGTTTTCAGTAGTGTAAGCCAGCTCTTCTTCACCCTCAAATACACCTGTCCAGTCTAGGACTACGTAATGCGCTAGGCAATATACCATTATGTCCAGCATCTGATCTTCGGTAAGTTCGCGTCGCATCTTGTCATAGGGCGCTTTCTTGGACGTGAAAGCTTTTTGGAAAGATGAGTTCGTTATGGAAGCAATTTTAAACTCAGCGTTACCGCCAAAGTCTACCCAAACGCCCTCAGTTTGTTTCTTTGAATCCGTTTTAAATTCCGATAAGTCAAATCTAGCCATATGTGTAAATCCTTTTACGAGTTTAAGTTTGTTTAAGCGGCTGCCTTACGCGAAACTTGAATCTGATATGTCCCGGCAACGTTTATCAGTGCCTCAAGACTCGCGCTTGCAAAAATATCAGTATCCAGACCGCCTGCGACAATCTCCATGGAAGTATACTTGCAACGCGGCAAGACAATAATATAAGCGTTGCCTTCGCTATCCTGCACCATAAGTGTAAGCTGGAAAGCTGTTGCTGCTCTAAAATTATCAAACAACGTTGAGTTTTCAAAGTATAGTTCAATATCTCCTGTTATTTGAATTCTTCCAGGTACTACACCTATAAAACCTAAAGTGCCAATAGCTTCTTGCCCGCGTAAAGCATTGTTCATTGCAAGACTCAAACTGTTGAATGAAAACGAGGCAGCGCCTGGGTCTCCGTCGAAAGTAACAGCCGTAACGTCGTTAACAGCATTCATGACACCTGTAGTAGTGGCGCCCGTTATAGAAGAACCTGCAAACTGCGTTTCTGTCATGACACCGTCCCGTGCCAGTAAGGAGAATACCGTATTCAAAATAGCGCCCGTTGAAAAATCCAGTGACCAAGAACCAATTTTGGTTCCGGTGAAGTTCCAGTACTCTACTGTATTTAGATCCTCAAATGATTTCTGGATAGTAAATGACTTATTAGTCGTGCCGTTGCGTATATAATTTAGCGGAGTAACAGTAACTGCGTCACCTTCAGCTTCCGACGCTACATCTGTTAGCGGCTTAATCGCCAAAGTCGTAGCGTCCACGGATACAATCTCCGCGTAAAAAGTACCAGCTACGGCAAAACCTGCTACCTCAACAAATTGTCCTACAGCAAGGGACATTGTCGTCCAATCGGTTGCCGCAGAGTTGACCAGCACCCAAGTATTGGGAGTACCGCTTGTTTTTGTAACGGCAATATCAACGGCAGGTCCTACGGCTGATCCTGTAGTGACCCAGTCAGAGAACATGGCGCCTTCAATAAAGTCGTCGTAGGTAGAATACGATAGTTCGCCGCTTATGTCGCCACCTGCTGATAAACTAGTTTGCACCGTATCTGGAGTCATTCGATCCGCGCGTATTTCTTGCGACGTTACAAAATCTGAATTATTGTTTAAGCTTTCAGATGTGAAGCGTTGCGACTGTAAGTTAGGGGAGGTAGGCGTTACGTTTTCCGTTACCTCAGCTATATACTTTAGTGCGACACGGTTTGCAGTTGCGAAACTCATTTTTGGGTCCTCCTGTTAGAACAATGTATCCCTTATATAAGGGCATGAAACGTTTACTTGATACCAAGGCTTGTCTTCTCCTATTGCTTTTACTGAAGGAGGAGAAAGAAACCTTATCCTATTGGCCGCATCAGACCAGTTCCTGAAAATACTAGCAACTTGGTCCGCAAGTTGCAAGGCTTCTTTATCTCCTTGTAGAATAGGCGTGAACACTTGCACAATTATCACTCCTGGATGACGGTAAAAATTCGTTGCAGCACCAAAGGACGCTTGGCGCACATCAGTGCTAACAATACTGAACCGCACCCAAGGAGATTCGTCGGTAGGTTTAAAGTCCACGTTAGGCCACGCTATTGGCGTTGTATTCGCCCATTGGGATTCAAAGCGGGCTCTCAGAGCGTTGTACTCAGCTTCATATGTCATTTCACTTGCCTCCGTAGAAAGCAGCTACTTCCGCCACATTAACACTAACCATACCTTGAGGCGCCTGCTTGGAGTTACCTTTCTCCAAGGTATCAATATACTTCACATTATTCGTCAACCAAATAACATCACCCAACTTAGCTTCTGCTACAGTTGAGACAATTAAGGAAACTGTGGATAACCCAACTTTGTCAAAACGCTCTGCCTCTACGTTGTTCGAGGGGTTGCCTATACTAGGATACCAGTTTCCTCTCGCCCTACCCGTATCCACTGGGGTTGAATAAACAACCCTAGAATCAAGGTCTAACGCTATCTTCTTAAAAATAGTTTCAGTTTCTTTGCGCGTCACCTTGCCGAAACGCTTCAAATCTATAATAAATTCATTTGCACTTTTTCCTCGCATCAGTTAGCCACCAGCATTTTATAAGCAACTACAGTCCCCGCAGGTTCTATAGCTGTCAAGTGAGTTATATCATAAACCTTAGAACCTATCAGTATCTTATCGTTGGCGGAAGGTCTAACCCCCGCAGTTGCAAGTTCGTTAGCGGACATTATTATCGCGTTAGTCGACATCTGAACTAAACTAGGGGCATACTCGTCTCGACCTCTGGGCAAAGGCAATAGTGCTAACGTCACAACTGTATCTGTATCTGTTTGAACAGACTCTCCCGTGCTCGGAGAGTAAACGCTGCTTGAACTTCTAAGTGTTCCAGGTTGACCGAATTCAGCTAGTATGCTTAACGCGACGTTTCGCATGTCTGAATAAAACGTCATGTTCGTAACAGTGAGTTAGCGGTTATCGTTGGTCCCAGCAATTCGTAGATGTGCGATAAGACGTCTGCTCCACGAATCCGCGAGTTGGCGTCGTACTCAATTTCGATAACGTCCACTTTCTGCTTGACTACCGACGCGTCGTTGCTTGTTACTATACCTTCCAGGTCGTTTGTGCCTGCCCGGTAGATGTCTGCTACAATATACATACTTTCTTTCACGCGCAAAGGTGCGCTTGTTAATCCTATAGCATACCCGTCATCGTCGAACGCTCGTTCTCTAGGCCACGCAAGCCTTTGAGTGCCAGTAGCGCGTACACCTCGAAAACGGAAGTTACGCTCTATCCAATCTGTTGCTTTTCTAAGGTTAACCTCTTTGTCTCCCAAGGATGAAGACGCCCAATCCGCGTTAGCACGATCAAGCCAGTAAGCATCCGCGTTAGCTACCATGTCATATGCGTCTGTTCCTACTGTTATTGACATTTACTTTGCTCCAAGCCTGTCCACAGAGTACTTTATTTCACCGAGTACGTTCTTTATTTCAGAAGTAGTTTTAACGTTGTCTTTTATCGCGTCCTCAGCTACCTGAAGTCGCTGGTCGTACGGTCTTATAGACGTAGAGAAGTTTTCGCGTTGCCGCAGACTCGTGCGATCATATTTATTTTTTAAATCTGTAACAGCTTCTTTTACCGATACAAGTACTGCTGAGGTTTCAGTTGTCTTTATCTGCACTGACTGAAGCGTGGAACCTACATATATTATACCGGCAACGCACAACGCAACGCCTATTTTCATAGCCATATCGACGAAAACCGTTTCAGGTCTAGCGATAGGTACCCTGTTCTGCTCTATTGCCTGGAGAAACCGCTTCTCAGAACTGCCTTGGTTTTCCACTATTACCTTTATCAAGTCAGCTATATTTGAGTCTTTTTCCATAATTTTCCTTAAATAAAGGAGTAGCTATAGTAAGCCGCCTCCTTTAGAGCAAAAAACGTGTTTGAAAGCCTTATTTCTTAGCAGGGGGCGCTTTAGCGTTCTTATCTCGTGCAGCGATAAGTTCTTCTTTCTTAAGATCTTCTTCTGCCTTCTTATCTCGTGCAGCGATAAGTTCTTCTTTCTTAAGATCTTCTTCTGCCTTCTTCTGCTCTTGTAACGCAATTTTAGCAGCAGCTTTGGCTTTATCGTAAGGTTTTATGCTCTTATTTCTCTTTAGCTGGCGAGCATCTGCATAACCTAAGAATTTACCGTTCTTCTCGACAGGTACCAAGTTATTTATATCAGGTTTCGTCATGTTGATCTCCTAAATGTTAAAGTTTTGGGTCCGCCTTAAACAGCAGCGGACCCAAGCGGGTTATAGTTAAGCTGCCGGTGCCACGGTAGCAGCACGTCTAACTTGTGTCGCTAGCATTGGATCAAGAACCTGATTACCGTAAAGTACGTCAAGCGCAATGCTGTTCTTGGCAGTATCACCGTCATACCACATACGCGCACGAACAGATAAGCCTGTAACAGGGTCTGTTACAGTAGTAATATCTGCGCCTTTACCATCACCGGTAGAAGGAAGTGGAGCAAACGCTAGTGCAAATGCATTTCGGTGGAACATAAGGTTCCTTAGATTAGACGCCTCCTCAATCGCGTTCAAGTTGTTGAATACGATAACTGCGGAATCGCCTGCAGATTTTCGTAGTGCGGGGTAGAAAGTCACCGTGCCTGCTCCAGCTGCAAGTGTTGTATTTGCAGTTAAGATATATGTCGTAGGGTCGCCAGCCACTGTGAAAGTGTCGCCAATCTGTAGAGTCTGCACAAGCGTACCGTCTTTAAGCAAGATTTGATTTACGTTTGCGGCAACAGCTCCGTCCACCGCTAAAACCTCATCACCGGAACCGTCCGATGCGGTGGCTGTAGAAGTCATTGTAGGGCCTGCAACATCTGCGTTCTGCGTAGCAAATACTTCTACGCCAAAACGAGATCCTAGCGAACCATTCATGAGAGAGTCTGTATTGCCTCCCTGACCAGTGGTATCCGCAGAGTGGAAGATGTTGAGGTCTAGGAAAGCAGCTTCTACGCCTGAATCTACAAGGTAATGTAACATGCCCGGTGTCATAGGCACTTCATTATTTCGTAGAACCTTACGCGGATTAGTTATCCAAGAAGTCGATGCTGATCCAGAGATAAACGCCTTAGGACCTACTGTAGAACCTAAATCATGTAAATCTGCATCAATCTTATCTGCCAAGGCGTACGCTGCTGGAGCAATATGCTCGGTTATAATACGCTCAGACGAATATGCCAGTTCCTGGTCGTTAAGCGAAAACTTAACTTCTTTCCACTGGTCGAGTTTAATCTGGACATTCTGCCCTACTACATCTTGAGCGGTGCTGCCTGTGTTTGGAACATGGGTTTGCGCCGTAAAATGTGAAGGTCTACGAATATTGATCTCGTCACCGAGTTCGCGCCCACTTGTATTTCGTTCAATCTCTGCTCCACGGTGAACCCGTCCCGCCATGCCCAGGGCTTTATATAGCTGGATAAGAGCCTCGTTTGCGAAGAAGGTTGGGTTGTAGTTACCTAAAATATTTGCCATTGGATTTCTTTCTGCGTTTCCGCGCTTTTATGATTAAAATAAACCTGGAAAGTCTTTAGCCATCTACCATCTGGAGTTGCACTCCTGCCTTCGTCGCTGCCTCTTTCGCGGCTCGATACGCTTGCGGGTTAGTCGCATCCGTTTTAGTAATGGTATAGGCTCCGCCTTTTCCGTCTTTTCCACCACCAGCTCCGGCACCAGAGGATCCTGGAAACCAATGAGGCGCTGTCTCTTTCATAGAATCGAGCCACTCCTCAACTGATAATGGGTCTTTTCCGCTTTTACCGATAAGAAGTGAACCTTCAGAGTCACGCGCAACTGGTTTGTCTTTATCATCAAGAGCAAATTTTTGTTTTGCTCTGTGGATTACGTCATCAATGGCTGAAGGCACAATGCTAAGTTTACTTGCTGCTTGTCGGACATGTCCGTCCACAATAAGAGTCTTAACCTTAGAATCCTTTTCTCCGAGTCCGATTTCAAGCTCACCTATTTTACTAGTAGCCGCTTCAAGCTTAGATTCGTAATCATTTTTAAGCGCTTGTACGCGCTTGTCAATAACCTCGTCAATCTTACCCTCTGCGATAAGCTTAGTCTCTTCGTCGTTGTTGATCTTATCCATCAGGTTTTTAATCTGATCGGAATCAAATCCAGACCATTGTTTTTCCAGTTCAGCCATCTTGCTAGACAGCTCTTTCTTCTCCGCTAGTAGTTCGCTATTCTTTGAAGAAAGCCCACCCGTTGCGGATTTTACTGCTGCGTTGATAAGGTCAGCAATTTGAGGATCACTAGGATCCAATGCTACTTTATCTCCTCCGTCGCCACCAGCGTTGGATTCACTCATATTCATACTCCTTAGTAAAAGTTTCAGCTCTGCCTAGACCTCGAGACTGGCTCTGCCTATCATTAGGTCATAGAAATAATACTCATAATAAAGGTTGAAATGCAACCAGGTATTAATTTTAATTTAATAACCTTAACCGAAAGCAGCGTCGAAAGCAGCAGGCATCTTCGACTTCAGCTCCTTCAGCGTAAGCAAGTTGCCCGCGTCGTTATGAAAAGAGGTTAACTCAACCCCACCTCCTCGCCATAATTTATACCGTCGGGGACCGAGTACTTCCACTTGAAAAGTTTTAGGTTGTGTTTTAAGCCAGTCATAGTACGTCAGTTCACCGGGCACTTGACCGTTCATAGAGGCGCGTGAACCCAAAGGCATCTCGTCAATGTTGAAGCCGAGTTCTCTCCAGGACCTGGTAACCGCTACTGTCGTAGAACGGCAGGAAGGGTGGGCTGGTGGGCGGGGACCTGAATCTACAGGGTAGACTTTCCCATCGCGGAACCGGCATATTTCCGACGTCTTTCCATCCAAGGTCGAGACCCAGCGGACAGATGAGATCAGGTGAGTGTTTTCCTCCCAAACAGTTTGACGACCCATCGACGCCGCGTGATTAACAGCTGTACGGACAAGCATCTCAACGCCGCGCCTCGATACCTCGCGGATGCCGTCCTTGTACTGCAAGCCTCGTGTCCCTATTACATTGCGGACGATAGACGGCGTATCCTCACCTGAGATTAAACCTTCTTGTATGGTACGCATTGTGCGGTTAAGGTCGTTAGCTCGTAACTCCTCGAGCCATTGCGCGAGGTTTGCGCCACGGAAAGGCGTTAACTTAGCAGCAGTTGCGAGTACCCCTAGGTTAGGTGTTACCACATCTATGGCTACCGGGATGCTGAGCAGCAAAGCTTTTTCCTCGATGTCGGCAGATGCGTTTGCAATACTTAGAACGGAGGAGGTTACTTTCTCGGCAACATCAGCGTGTGTCGCGTAAAGCAGGTCCTTTACTTGTTTGCGCAAAGAGGCAAGCCTGGCTTGCGAGTATGTTAAAGGACCGTAGTCTACGTCAATACTCAGGATAAGGGACTGGAGCTTTTTGTCTACGCTAGCGAGTAACTTCCTTGCCGATCGTGCCTCGGAGTTTGCAAGCCGCAGCCACCTAACCTGCTGAGCAATTTGAAAGGATAGTAAATCTTCGTTTACGGTCATCTGTCACCTGGAACCGTAGGCGTTATGTCTATTCCGTCTCCTCCGAGGTTTACGGGTGCATCCGCGTCGGGTATAAACTCACCCTCCTCATCTATAAGCTCTTTTTCTTCTTCAGCCGTACGTCCCATGTCCATAACCTCGCCGCGCTGTAAGTTCGCGTGGAGTGTGTCGCGGGATATAGCTCCCGTTTGCCAAGTTTTAACAAGCGCCGCTAGCATGTTAGCGTCAATCTTGGAGTCCACGAAGTCGCGGTTAAGTCTGAGCTCCACCTCATCCGGATCAGCCCCCACCCAGACAGCTGCCTGGCGCATTAACATGGAAAGCCCTTTTTCCACGGACTGCAAAGTGTCCAGAACGAGTGAAGTCTCGCCGCGTGTTCGCAGCCTTGCTGTCTCAGCCTTCTCCTGCACGCGTGTTGTGTCTTTTATCATTCGAGCGCCCAAAGACGCCATGCGATCCTCTTTATCCTGCATAGCCATGCGCTGCGCCTCAAGTCCCTTACCTGTAAATTCTAACATTCCCGCTTTTGCGTCTTCCGGAAGATACCATATAGTACCTGAACCGATAGCCGTGGGTTTAGTCTTTTCGTCGAGTTGCCCGGCGACCCACGGTGTCGGTTGCGCTGTCAGGTATAACGCATGTTCATAATCTGCAGAATTGCGATAATGGGCAAGATTCATGTTGCACAGGTCTATAAACGGGGGTTTCGACGGCTCGGGCCTGTGATCGTATGGGTTGAAGAAAACAAAAGGAATATGTTTAATCAATTCTCCATTAACTGTAGGCGTAACAGCGCTGCCGCGCATAGTCGCAACAGGTTTACCTTCAACAAGTTCCATCGCCCAGCGTTGCACAGTGTAAATACCTTCAACAAGTTCCAATTTAAGCCAGCTGGAATCCACGGTGGAATCGTCCCCAGAAAGCGAATCTTTCAATGTCAAGCTTGTAAGAATTTTCTTGCCATTTACGAACTCCTCGCGCCAGTTTATAATACTGTCTGTATTATACGCTACCATATGCGGCAATGTTCCCACGCTCGCACCAGCTGGAAAATCTAGCAAGACGCCGTAACGCCCCATCGCAATAACCTCACGAGTTACCTCTTCTATAAACATCTGCAAGCACATAAGCTCGTTCGTAGCCGCTACTCTCCACGGATTAAGCGCCTCCGGTAATCGCAAAACAGGTTCGTTGCGGAATATCATGCCCGTCATTCCGCGTAACGTACGTTCTGCTACTGAATAGAAAGACGCTCGCGTACGGTAGGATTCGTACTCATTAATTGTCTGCCCAGATGGCTGAGGAAGGTAGCGGGTTGACTGATCTTTGATCGTGTCCTCACCCTCAATACAATGACGTACCTTGTCCCACTGGGCGGTGTAACGGTTGTAGTAGCGGTGCTGCGTTGTTATACTATCAGACATTTTCTTCTCGTACCTTGTTCTCGTACTTGTAACACAGTTAAGGTACGTCTTTAACTAGTTTTTAAAACGCACCGGTCAATTTACCCACACCTGTTACGCCTTTACCTATCATCAACTCAGTTAGAGCCCACACCATCCCGTCTAGCCTATCAGGGGAAGCTGTTCCAGATAGCGGTTCCCATGTGCATAACTGATCCTCAAGCTGAGTTAAACTGCTCACAATGTGCGCTCGGTTTTGCTCAAAGAGTGAGGAGATGGGCTCGGCGCGTGCGGCCTTACCTCTTGAGGCATGAACTATTTTAACAGGTACCGCGCTATCCTCTGTTAGAATAGTGTGCTTCACCATTTCGCCGCCTTGATTGCCTTCAGCTACGATGCGGTCCGCTTCAAACATTTTGTACGCTTTAACAGCTTTCTTAGCCCATGTTGCAGGCGTATAGATACCGCTATAATCAGCTAAGACAAAGCCGTGACCAACGGAGTCGATGGCTGCAACGATTATTCCGCACTCGTCTGAGGTTTCTTTATTGCTCGTTATAGCAGGATCCACTGCAACCACAATCCTAACCGCATCGCGCTTCCAATCAAACTCCCTAACACGCGTCGCGTCTAGTATCTCCCTTGACCATAACGCCCCTTCAGCTTCCTCAAGTAGAACGCCAAGCAATTCCTGCGAACCAAGCCGAGTGCCTTCATACTTGGTAATAACAGTTTTAAAGAAATTCTCAGCTAGGTTAGCCCTGTTGTCATATGTGGTGCCTTTAGTGACAACGCAGCTAGGGTCGTTAAGCAGCTCCATTATAAGCTTCTTGGGCTTTGGCGTTGTCGAGATGAAAGCCTGGGGATTACGACCGAGGCGTAAACCAAACATGGCAAGATCCCATGTCTCTGGGCGCCGCCAGGAGCAATTATGCGTTAGTATACCATTTGCAAAATACTCGTGAAATTCCTCTACTTCAATATTGTAAACCTCAACCCAACGATGAAATTTGTTAGGTATTATCATTTCAATACTAGCATGACCACATTCAGTTATAACTTGGTCAATTGAGACGCGTAGATCTTTCATCGCACGCCAACCCGTCCTTGTCATAATAGGATGGTTTGGTGTAGCCTCCAGCGCGGACCCGTCCTTGAGCAAAAGAAAAAGCGTCTTCAAAGTACGATCCGTCTTGCCTGAATTTAAAACCCGTTGAGGCCCGGCCCTTGTCGTAACAAGATCGCCTACTTTAATGTCTTCAATCTTAACATCTCCCGAAGGCGTTGAAATAGTGGTGCCCTCAGCTACGCACAGTTCATCCGCCCAGATATAATCATGCTGAGGACCCCGTAACCGTTCCGGTTCATCAGCCGAGTATAATGTCGCGATCGCGCCATTGTCCCAAGTCAACCGCCTTTTCGAGGGCTCGTATAACGGTTTCCCCATCTCATTACCTTTGCAGTCGACATCATTCTCCCACGAAGTCGCAAGTATACCGCTCTCCCCCTCAACCATAACGTCCCTCGCGTCAGACGCTGTGGGCGCTATTAAACCTAAGCGCATGCAACCTTCCTTAACTTTCTGCCTAGCAGATTCCGCCCCGGTGCGTGTATTGTGCGTGGGTATGAGTTGCCGCCCAGCTAAGAACAGTTTGGAGGGTGAATCCACAGTAATACAGCGCACTGACTGCTTTTTCACGCTTTCAATACTACGTATCAACCGCCTTCTTACAGGTGAACATTCTTGTCCAGTAAGGAAGTTAAAATCATCTGAGCGAAAACAAGCATAGTGCTCCAGGACAGCTTCCCCTCGAAACCTACGTTTTGACGACATGCCAAGCCCCCAGATAAGGGGCATAACGCTTTTCATTAACTCGAAATCGTGTGTTGAAAATTCATACGCGCCAGTCTCTGTGATGCAACCCCCAAGATCCATCAATCCGCGCAGCAGCGCAACCCTTTGCTCTACCGAGGATTCGAGATGCTTCGTTGTCACGATCCGGGTAACGGGCAAGTTGTCTTTCAGCAAACCTGATCCCATCAGTAAACCAGTCTGGTATGGATCGGGGATTTCTGCTTCTGGGTATTGCAGAGGCTTCGTTGTCTTTATTGAGTGGCGAGGACGATCAAACGTGCTTTGCATATTACGCAGTTTAAAAGTAGAGATAACATGGCGACGCATACGCGGATGGTTTTGAAACCAGGTATCAACTTCCCACAAATGGTCGCCATCAGCTACGATATGCCCCTCGTCAAAGATAATCTTGAAGCAGGTACGTTTCTCCTGAACCGGGTGAACTTGCAGTATAGCAGTGGGCTTGCCTTCGTCGTCAAAGATAACGTCGTCAGTCGTGAGTTCGCCCATGGTCGTCCAGCTACGGTTTACTGTGAGAATAGGCGTGTCTAGCGCCAGGGCTTTGCCTGCTCCCCGTCCCGCTAAGTATAACCAATGCGTCCAGTCGCCTTCTGGGGGGAGCTGCTCATCTCGCGCTAAGAACTCCCAGCTATGCAAGTAACCGTCAGCTTCTTCGGGTGTCAGACTGCTCCACCACTCAGCTTGAAGGTCTGCTGGCAGGTTTCGCACATGTTCAATAGTTATTCTATTTTTTATTTCCATGTAGATAGTATAATGCAGGAAATAGGTTTTGTAAAATAGATACCGGTGGGGTCCTCAAGCTGGGACCTTTTATAACCGTTAACCATGTGCATAAAACCGCAGTAGAGGAGTCTTAAAAACCACTTTGCTGGCGTGTTAGCTAGTGCCGTATTGGGTTTCGACAAGGTGGACGTTATCGTTGAATAGCATTATTGCAGTTGAGTAATTGGCGTAAGACGATTGTGTGGTAGCGCCTTGTTGGTTTGTGATATGTAAAACCCGGTTTTGAATAGCGCTAAAACTAGAAAGCAGGTAAGTAGCGCCTTTGATTTTTTGAAGCGTTGGGCGGTGGGCAACGTCATGTTTATGTTAACATTCGATTAACAAGCACAATAATTGCGCGTGTTAATCATGTTTAATTATGTTCAATTATTTGTCAATTAGATCGATGCGCACAACATAAATCACGAATTGATCTTCGAAATGTGTTTCGCCTTCCACCCAATGACATTCATTTTTTTTGTCCAACACATTTAAATCTATCGTCACAGTGTATTTGTGATTCTTTAATATTTCATCAATCTGTTTCAGCCATTTGACTACATCATTGTTGTTAGACGGCTCAGACAACACTACCATGTCGCTGAACTCATTGCGCGTTTTGTATCCCATTTGATCCATTTTACACAACAATTTAAAATCATCATCATCAAACTCATTTAAACAAATGTTTTGAATAAATACGCGACAATCGTCACTTGTTTTTTGTTGAATATAATCAATTGCACGTTTAATCTCATTATTTTTCATTCTACTTCTCCCTTTTGTTTTTCATCATTATTAATAATATCATGTTTATGTTAATATTTGATTAACATGAATAATTATTATTTAATCAAATTTATGGCATAAATTGTATCGCATGGAAAAAAAGTCGATAACATAATTATCGGCGTCTGATAATGTGGATATTTCAACACATTGGTCATATTCATGCATCAATTTTTTATGTGCGACATTAAATGACACCTTGGAGTTTTTGCAAATAATTTTTGAGTCATTCACATATTTATGTAGTGCGGCGAGTTGTTCAGTCGTAAAATCAATCATTTTTATTTTCCCTTTTGTTTTTCATCATTATTAATAATATCATGTTTATGTTAATATTTGATTAACATGAATAATTATTATTCATTAATGTTCAACACAAAAACCGTTTGTGCATCAACACCCAATGTTTCAATTGTTATTGAATAATTATCAACACCATCAATGAATAAATCAGATTCGTCAAATGAAGTGATTTCAAATTCAAATTCGGCGTATTTTTTTAATTTTGACATTGCACCATTTATTTTAATGGCAAAACGATCAACTTCATCTTTGCATGAATGAGCCATATTTTTAATTGCATTGAATTGTATAAACATTGTTTGTCTCCATTTTGTTTTTCATCATTATTAATAATATCATGTTTATATTAATATTTGATTAACACGAATAATTATTATCAATAAAATTTTTCGCCGATAAAAAATCATTGAAAATTGATTGCCCATTATTATGTTTAATAATGTATGCGTTATTTTTGTATTCAACGTCAAAGTTAATTTTTAAAATTTTGTTAATGTCAAATAATTTATTTGAGGCTAATTTTTTAATATCAAACATTTTTATTTTCCCTTTTGTTTTTCATCATTATTAATAATATCATGTTTATGTTAATAAAACATTAAAATAACGCATAAAAAATAATCAATTTATTAATCAATTTATTAATCAAATATTAAGGTTTTATTACGTATAATTAACAATGTGCATTTGTAAACAATTATTGGCAAAATTAAGATTTTGTTAATGATTGCATTTGTAAACAATTATTGGCAAAATTAAGATTTTGTTAATGATTGCATTTGTAAACAATTATTGGCAAAATTAAGATTTTGTTAATGATTGCATTTGTAAACAATTATTGGCAAAATTAAGATT